ACATGGCATCAGAATCAGTAATGATTAGTGCCATACGCCGGTCTCCGTCAGTCACCGTGATTCCGGTCTGCGGGTCCCCTTGTGCAACCCTTATCATAACGACTCACCGGTAGTGGTTTTGACATCAGTTCCCGCTTCGGAGCTGTTAAATTCCGAAGGGATAATCGAAAGAAATGGAAGGCCACCAAGCCAGGCGCTTAACTGCTCGTCGTCGCTCATGCCAAGGTCCATTTCCATCAGTTCGTCCGGGCAGAAAGTCGCGGCCACGATAGTGTCTCCATAGAACCTCTGCAATTCGAGCCAAAGCAGTTTTCCGGGGATTCCCCATAGTCCTACTACGCGATAGTGGTACCCATTAAACGCCAATACGGTTGGATATTCGTCTCCATCTGGAACAATTTTGATGTGGCCTGTTTCCGGGCAAGACCGGTCATATTTCCATCCATTCAGCGCCTTCACAACTTGCGGACAATTACCGGTCATGTGGAACCCACCACAGTAAAAGCAATGAATCTCGTATTTTTGTGTCCCAAGCCAACGTTTTTCTTTCATTCTTTATCCTCCTTGATCCATTCTCCACCTACCAACTCCGGCATCCATCCGAAATTTTTGGTGTCTGGATACTGAAACGCCTGGGCATTATCGGGCAAGATAACATCATCTGTTTTGTAGACGTACTCAGCCACAACTCCATTGAAATCTGTTAGTGCTTTTCGCCAGATAAGTCGTATTTTTAACTTCATGCCGGGCCCCCTCTCATCTGGTGACATTCGCTACATTCGAGCGGCACCCGCGGACCGGTAGCCTCAACGGGTATTTCCACGACTCCCTGCCATGCGTGGCCACATGCGTCGCATATGCACGGCCCTTGCCACCAGTGCGTCTCAGATGAAAACCCGCCCGCTGTTCTGATCGTCTGTCGAAGCTCGTGGTACAGGTCTATGTCGTCCTGATTAAAATCGCACGCCGGCATGCACTCCTCCATCCACAACAGCAGCTTTTGGGCGACCTTGAGAAGCGGCGGCGCGGCGCAGATCAGGCGTGCGTTTTCGAGCTTAAAATCTCTTGGTTCCAGGTTACATATAGCTCGTTCTTTGTGCGGACTTGTTATCACGGCATAATCATCTTCTGGTTTTCCACCATAGCCTATTGTCCATGGCATTTCCGTGGCGTCATAGACCAACATTGTAGGATCGGTTCGGATCATGTAACACCTCCTGTTTTTTGAAAAGTTGTTTGAGTGGTTTCGCCTGCTGTTCATGTAGCCAGTCAAGCATTGCAAAGACATTTCGCTTGCTTACATGCTGTATCGCTCCGGTATAAACACCCCAGCCTTTAGGATAGAGCCGGAGGACAAATCCGGTCTTTACATACGGGCCTTTGAGGCAGTCAATCGGATGGTCGGCGTAGTCGTAGATGTTAGTTATCCGCCAATGAAAATGGGATAGTTGGCGGTATTGGATCATCGAAAAATCCTCTCCCACTCTTCGCGTTGCCATTTTTCCCACTTCGCCCACCAAATAGCATCTGCCATTTGGCTATACTCAGCTTCTGCTTTTGCAAAACTGTCACTGACAGGTCCGGTTGATGGCCTTCCTGCCGCTACGAAAGCTTCTCCGCATCGGGCATACTCAGCAGCCACGTCAGTTGCCCTTAACCATACTTTTGGTGGGATAGGATTCCCCCCGTGGATCACCTCAAATCTGAACGCGAGAGTCTTCATGATTCACCCTTTCACCTGAGGTTTCATTTCCCTTTCTACCTAAAGTATACGGTAGAACCGGGAGGAAGCAAAACGGCAGGCAAAGAATTTTCTCACCCGTTCACGACCTCCTGCATCGTCGGCGGGACGGTGCAGACTTCCGGCTCTTCCAGGTAGTAGGCGATGTAGAGCCGGGTCCCATCAACGATCGAAACGTAGGAGGCATCAACGTCCAGCTGGTAGGCTTTCTGCACGTCCTCCGGCATGGCCAGGACGTCGTTGATCTTGTTCACGACCTTCTTGACCATCCGGTCGCTGACCTCGTCGTCGGTGACCGCATAGCCCCGGCTCTTGCTCGACGCTGCCTGGTGGGCCTTGGCGTAGTAGTGCTTCCCGCTGCAACCGCAGCAGCATTCACCGTCTTTACCGCTGTACACCGACGCGATCTGGCTGATTTCGAGTTTCATGATTCACCCTTTCACTCTTGAGGTTTCATTTCCCTTTCTACCTAAAGCATACGGTAGAACCGGGAGGAAGCAAAACGGCAGGCAAAGAATTTTCTCACCCGTTCACGACCTCCTGCATCGGTGGCACGGTCACCAGCTTGATCTCGACGTAGAAGTGGCTCTGGTTGGCCACGGAAGCGCCGCCCCGGAAGTCCTTCCAGACCTCGCCGGAACCGACGATCGCGAATGCGATACCGGCTTCGGTCAGCAGCGTGGTGACTTTGGTCACGTAGCCTTCGGCCGTCCGGCCATGCGTATAGAAGAAACCCCAGCGAGCCACCAGGTTCCCGGCCTTGTTCTTGCCCAGGGAGTCCGGATGAAGGTTCTCAGCGATCAGCTTTCTTGCGTTCTTTGCTGCCATCGGTTGACCCTTTCACTCAGTCAGGCCCCATTGCCTGACTCCACCTAAAGTATACGGTACAGCTGGCGAAAGCAAAATCACTCCGAAGGATTTTCTACGACCACGGCCCCGCCGTCGTGGAACACGTGAACCGTGCCAACGTCCGGCGTGTCGTTCCGCCCGCAGTCCAGTACGATCCGGCCGACCCAGCGGTGACCGCCCTTCGACAAGCGCCGGATGTCGGTGTACACCGTGCCAGTCGTCAGTCGCACCGTATCGCCGTCCCGAAGTTTGCGTTGCGTTGCCATGACACACCCTTTCACTCAGTCAGGCCCATTCCTGACTACACCTAAAGTATACGGTATAGCTGCCAGAAAGGCAAGAACAAAATGACGGCAGGCGAAGAATTTTTTCTTCTTCTTCTTCGCCTGCCGTCCTCGGGGGACTTATCGGTCGCCGCAGGGACCGGCCCGGTAGCCGTCCGCCTCGACGTGGTAGCACTCGCCGAACTGCTCCTTCACGAGGAGCTCGGTGGCCGTGAAGAACCGGCAGGCGGCATTGGCGATCGCGAAATCGCTGATCGGCACCCAGCCGCTGATCGGGCCTTTCCAGTCGGGCTTCGGAGCCAGGTGCTCGAAAGCCTTCCGGAGGTCACTGACCTTGTAGCCCTCGAAGGTCTGATCATCCTGGGCATCGGTGATTCCGCTGATCTGGAAGTCGTCGGGAGCCTTGGCCGGACGGCAGGCCCCGACGATGATCTCGGCCTGGGACGGAGGCTTGAACGTGCCCATACCCTCGGCCGGTTTGCCCGCCAAGGTTTCGCCGCAGAGCTTGGCCAGGTTCTTCAGTGCCTGATTCCGGCTGACGCCCCAGCTTGTCTCGAAGGTGGCATCGTCGGTCTCCGCGATGAGATTCAGGCAGGACTGAACCTGCCGCAGCGTATTCTTCGCTCTTGCCATTGCCTGACCCTTTCACTTGACCACCATCGGTCTACCTATAGCATACGTCAGGATCAGGCTGGAGCAAAATCAGAACGGAAGTTTTTCTTTGGGTCCCTCGTCGGCCCGCGTCTCGATGGTCGGCCAGGTGTACGGCCCGCCGAAGTGCTCGTCCCAGTGACGCCGTAGGGTCGCCAAGTCCGGGAAGGCATAGTAGTAGGGTCGCTGGATCATCTTGTCGCCCAGGACGGCAGCGTCCCGGGACTGCCACTTCTTCAGCCCGCCCTCGGGGCACGCCCGGCGAAGGAACTGGCCAAGCCGGGTCGCGGAGGACCGCCGATTGCCCAGGCCCCACTGGCGGACGTACTCAAGGTGGTCCGCGATGAGCTCTTCCACCAGGACGTTCTGCTTCCACTCGTCGTGCTCGATGAGCAGCTTGCCGTTCTCCAGCTTGTTGAACCACCAGGCCTGGACCGGGTCAAGGCTATGCATCTTCTGGTCCCGCAGGGCCTCGGTCTGAGGCAGGTCCTGCACGTTGTACCGGCTGATGTCCCGGCTGAGCAGGAAGTGTAGGAGGTGCGCGTAGCCGCCCGCTCGCAACGAGTCGGCGATCCGGCCGAAGTAGGCCCCGTCCTGACGGTGCCTCTCACCCACATCCAGCACGCAGAAGCGCCGCTCCTTGAAGCCCGCTGGTACGACCCACTCCTCGTTCGATGCCATCAGCACGTGCAGGCAGTTCGCGGCCATTTCCGTGTCCACGCCCTTGGGCTCGACCATGATGGATGGCTCGGTCACCAGGGTCTTGAGGACGGAGGCATGCCGCTTGTCCCCGGCAAAGAAGGCCTCGTCCGCGAACAGCACGACGCAGTCCCGCAGGTGCGCGTTGAAGTTTCCAGTCAGGTGCTGAGCGTTGCTCACGTGAACAAAGTGACGGCCGAACAGCTTGCCGAACGTACGAGCAAGGAAGCCTTTACCCACACCCTGGTCGCCCCGGAGGACGATAGCCGTCTGACCTGGCTGATCAGGCATCTGCACCGTGCGGGCCATCCAGTCAAGGACGTAGCCGTATGCCTTCTCGTCGCTGGCACAGACGTTTTCACGGATGTGGTCGAGCAGCGGTAGGTGCTTGTCCCCGGGAACCGGTTCGAAGGCGAAGCCACGCCACATGTTGTAGGCGTCAGCCGTCTCCCGGCCCGGAGCGAACGTGATCTTCTCGAACTGCCGACGCTTCTCGTGCTCAAGCCACCATTTGCCCAGCGGGCAGTACCGGGGATTGCCCTGGGCATCCTGGCCGATCTGGACGCGCCTGTTCATGTACTTGTTGCGGAAGTCCTCGAACGTCATCTTGACCAGCCTGTACCGCTCGAGGATTTCGTCGTAGTCCTCGTAGATGACCCGCTGCTTGCCGCCGAACGTGACGACAGCGTACTTGTCGTTCATCTCCACCAGGTGCGGGTCAATCGCCTGGAGGCGAGCCCGTTCGATCTGCTTCTTGGCATAGCCTTCGGCGCCTCGGCCCTTGTCCAGGATGGAAGCGCTGATGGCGAAGTCCGGGTCAGTGATGACAGCGTACATGACGTCGTCGCTGATGTCTGCTCGGCAGCAGTCGCACAGGAAGAAAAACAATGCCTCTGACCGGCTCGGAAACCGGTCCGGCTTGTCCGGGTCCATCCCCTGGACCGCGACTACTTTGGCCAAGTCGCTGATACCGGGCAGGTCGTTGATGTCATTGATCCGTGGGATGTTTCCTGAAATCTGGATTGTGCTTCGGTGGCTGAATCCACTCGAGTCCAGCTGTACTGTTGCCGCCTGCGTGAACTGAGCCAGTGGATAGACTCGGCTGTCGTCCCACTCGACCAGTTCAGCCATTGCCGGAGTCCGGCCTTTCTTGCGTTTTTTCTCGTCGGGAAGATTCCAGGTGCCCGGAAGACGCAGGATGCGATCCACGTTGTGTACGTTGTCGGCACCGAAGGCGAGCTCGATGGCCTGGTTATATCGGGCAGCATCGATGTACAAGGCCTCGATGCCATTGATCTCCTTCGGTTCCAGAAGCCGCCATCCTGCCTGATAACCGCCACCCGAGAAAACTATCCAGGTTGGTTTCGGTATGCCGCTGGGGGGAGACTGGAGGAGTCCCAAAGCCCGCTGGCGCTCCGAAGTCAGGTCTTCCCCGGCCCTTGGGTCAATGTCCGTGTGAACCCACGCCAATTCCTTGACGTCCTCACGCGAGGCTTTCCGTGTGACTTCATGGGTCAGGGGATTCAGCGCATAGTAGATGTTGCGGTCAGGATACTTGGCCAGCCATTCGGCCACTGCCTCTGGCGTCTTCAGACTGACGGTCTCGATGGCCTTTTTATCAAGCGATATCGCAGTCAGGGTCCAGAAGGGCTGACCCAGTCGCTGTAGGAACTCAATTGCCTTTTGCGGATCGTGCTGCACGTCCCCTCCGGAGTTGTGATTCTGACATTTTACAACGGGTTTCTCTGCTGTGCTTCTTGCCCCGCCGAGCATTGGCCATCTTTTGCCGAGTCTCGTGGCTGAGCCTTTTTCCTCGCTGTGCTTCCCCTATCTTTTGCCGGTGCTCGGTGCTAAGAGGCTTGCCCCTCCGGATTTCGATGCCCTTGGCCGCGTTGGCCCGCGTTTTTGCAAGGTGCTCCCCAGTCAGCCTCCTACCAGCCAGGGCTTCACCTGTCTTCCGCCGCTGCTCCGGGTCTCTATATCGGCGACGATTGGCATCGGCTATCTTCTGACGGGTCTTTGCCGACGGAACTCGCCCCGCGCACCCGTCCCCACCCGCTGTCATATTGTAGCCGTTATTGTCGCTCGTCAGACCCCATTCCGCGATGTAGAACTTCTCAAGCTCTTTGGCATCATCGTCGGTGAGACCGCTGCGCAGCGTCACGAGCCGAATGGATTCCGAGCTGTACTTGCGCAGCGCCTTGTGGACGATGTAGGCCGAGCCATGCTGGGTGTCGCTCACATGTCCCCTGAACCGCCGTGCAGCCGTGCTCATGGTCTTGCCCACGTACAGCTTGCCATTCGGGAAACAGATAGCATAGACGGTCCATCTACGGCAGTTTTGTTTCATTTAGCGCCCTTAGTTCGGCGATCAATTCCTCAGCTACAAGACCGTCAGGCCAATATCGAATCGCAGCATCAATCAAGCCCTGTCTTGTAGCAAGGCCAATTACGTCAGACGCAACGATGCCATCGAACAGGAGCCACTCCCTCCGACACTGAAGCATAACTATTGCGACCCCGCCGCGATTCCGCCTGCGTCGCAGCCAGGCTCTTTGTTGAGGCTCGAGGTCGTGATCCAGCTTGACCGGCGTCTCCGGCCGCTTGGGCCACTCCCGAAGCCACTTCAGCTCCATCCAGCCGCCGATGTAGTTGACGTCCGGCGTCCCTGGGCCGCACCGGTTCTCCACCGATACCGCGTCCAGCGGACGCAGGACCTCTATGATCTTGCCTCTCATGTCGTGTTCAGACACCGACCACCTCCACGTAGTCCACCCCGGCCTCCGCGAAGAGGCTCCGCGTCAGCTTGAAGGATTCGCCCCAGCGCTCGAGCTTGTCCGGCTCGGGTGCTGGAGCAACGACCTTGGCGATCTTCGCCTGAATGAGGTGAACCGCGCACCGACAGCAAGGTGGATACGGTGTGACATACAGCGTGCACCCGGCCACCGGCTCCCGCGTGAAGAGCACCGCGTTCATCTCAGCGTGGACAACCATCTCATACTTCAGCTCCCGGTTGTTCAGCCGTTCGTCGGTGTCCTCTATGCCCTGCGGGAAGCCGTTGTAGCCCAGGGAAACAACGGTGTTATCCGGCCGCACGATCACGGCCCCGCACTTGGTGCTCGGGTCCTTGGACCACCGAGCCACCAGCCGGCACATCTCCATGAACCTCACATCCCACTTGGTCATCGTAGCTCCCAGCGACATATTTCTCTTTGTCTACTCATGATAGCCACGTGCGTGACCAGAAGGTCCAACCTGTTTTCCTCGCACGTTATATGGGGAATCCAGTGACGCGGAGCCAGTTCATGTACCCAGGCTGGTAGTTCCTCGTCTGGGCCGAGCGCCCTCACTGTCTTGTGGAAGCCCATCTTGAGTTTCGTGGTGCACCGGAGCCGGAACCGGCTCGGCTGAAGCCGCCCGATGGTCTCCCCGATCTTGGCTACGAGCGCCGCCATGCTTTTCTGGTTGTCCGATCGCCCGTAGAAGTGAACCGTCATGTGTAGGTCGCCCCGCTCCCGGAACCGCAACGCCAGGTAGTATTTCATGTCTGTTCGCCAGGTGTCAAGGGTTGGTATTCCGCCTTCATCCGTTCGATCACTGACCACTTGAAGTTGCTCTCCTGACAGCGCCGCTTCCACTCCGCCTCCGGTGGAGTCGGGAAAGAGAGAAAGTTGATGTTGGCCAGGTCGCGGAGCCGGAGCCAGACTCTTCGCTGCTTCACCGTGTGGCTGTTGCAATCGAGGATCACGTTCTGGCCCCGCATGAGCAGCGCCTTGACTGCCGTCTCCACGACGAACCATACTTGGCCCTCCTTCTTGGGGTCAAACTCACAGCCCAGGGCACGACGGACGTCTTCGGACCACGAGAGTCCGTCAGCCAGGATCGCGACCTTGACATTCTCAGCCCCAAATTTCCGGATGGCCCGGTGAACAGGCATCTTGGATTTCTGGGAGTCCCGAACGTGATTCCGGAAGCGCACGTCGGCCGTCTTCTTGGTACGGCCGACGTACTGCTTTCCGTTCGGGAATGTCAAAACGTAGACCTCAGCCACGATTGTCCTCGACACGAGTCGTGTACTGGCAGACCATACCCTCGTTCTGACTCCAGATGAAGGAGCATGAGGCACGGTTCTTGTCCACAAAGCCCATCTGCCAGTGCCAGTGGTCGGTCGCACAGAGGGACGGCAGCATCCGGATCACCGTGTGACTGCCCAGGGTGTCCGCCTGCATGAAGCCGAACTCCATGACCTTGTGCAGGTGGCCGGTGTGAATCTCGTGGAACTTGGCGGCAGCCCACTCCTGCCTGAAGACTTCACTGAAGATGCCCCGCTGCTTCTCCCAGGCTCCCTTGCCCACCGGATGGCTGAAGCCGATGCAGCTGTTGCCCCAGGCGTAGACCTTCCGGCTCCTGGGCGAGTAGTCGCAGGTGACACCCCGCTTGTAGCTGCCGTCGAGGTCCATGTAGTGAGCCGCCAGCGCCCGCACCAGGTAGTAGGACGTCTCCGGATCGTGATTCCCCGGGACCCACATGATGTGGACCGGAGCCACCTGGCGGAGCTTCTCGATGGCCCTGAACATCGCCCAGTAGCCGGTCTCGTAGACCTTCAGCAACCGGCCCTCGACATCGAGGTGGTGCTTGGCCATTGGCGTGGTATTCGTCGGGTCGTTCGTGTGAAACCAGTCCTGCCCGATCGGAATCACGATCTGCCCGATCGTGTACGGTGCCGCCGTGTTGATCACCTTGTCCACTGCCTGGGCAAAGAACTCCTGGCTGATGGCCAGGTCGTAGTTCTCGTCCACCTCCGGTCCCCAGGCCAGCATGCCGTGGTGCTGATCGTACGGGCACCACTCGAGCAGCACCGTGTCCTTGCGGATACGGGCCTTGGGGGCAACCGGTGGCTTGTTCTTCGACGTGAGCAGCTTCTCGCAGAAGCCCAGGACCGCCCGTTCGGCCACCTTCCGCCGACGGAGGGTGACGGTGACGTGGGTGTTCGTGTAGGTCTGGGGCACATCGGTCCGGACCTCGCCGATCTGCTTCCGCAGCTTCATCGTGACTTCGCTGCTGGAGACACGGCAGTTCGTGACCTCCCAGACGGAGATGTCTACCTGGCACCGAGCCAGTAGCTCCTCGGGATTCTTGATGTCCAGCCATCGCGGAGGCTTGTCCGTCGGATGGCGGACCTCGACGTCGACCGAGCCGGCGGTTTCACCGAGCTCGACGGTCTGGCGGTCGGCCTTTTCCGGCGAACCGACCTGCTTGCGGAGCCGAGCCACCACGGTGTTGCTCACACGATGTTTCTCCATGATCTCCTTCCAGGTGAGCCCGTTGAAGATGTCGTTCAGGATTGCCGCCTCGTCTTGTTCGTTCAGTCGTCTTGCCATTATGCCGCTTCACCCCAGTTTGGCCCCATCTCTACATCCACCCTGAACGGGACGCGGGCCTTGACAGTGTTTCTCATCAGCTCGCCCAGGGCATGCCCCTCCTCCGGGGAATACACGGTCTGACCGAGCTCGTCATGTACTTGTAACTGTAACCGGTAGCCCGCCTCATCCGCAGCGACCATGACCATTTTCGTCTGGTCGGCACTGCTGCCTTGGATGAGTCGGTTGAGCGCCTTATGGCTCCAGTCGAACGAACCGTCCTTCTTGCGAGGGAACCGGCACTTCCGGCCGGAGATCGTTCGGATGTAGCCCTTGCACTTGGCCTTGTCCTCGCACTTCTTGGCCAGCTGCTTAACGAACGGCACGGCCCGGTTGAACTGGTCCAGGATCAACTGGGCTTCATCCCCGGCGACCTCAACCATCTTGCCGCTGCCTCGCATCCGTTTCCATTTTGTAGGCAGGCCCAGGCTTCGGGCGAGCTTCGCCCCACCCATGCCGTAGCACAAGCCAAGGAAGATGATCTTGGCGTTGGTCCGGTGCTTCTTGTCAGGCTCTTCGGTGTCCTTGTAGCCGTAGATCAGCCGAGCCATCATTGTGTGGTTGTCGGTGTTCGGGTCCGTCCTGTACTTCTCGGCCGCGATACTTGCCCGGATGCACCGGCAGAGCTCGGCGAAGTGCACCAGCCACCTGGGCTCCTGCTGACTGAAGTCGTTGGCTGCCCAGATGCCGCCCTCGTCCGGGATGTAGATCGACCGCCACCGTTTGGCGAAGTCGTCCCGGGACGGCTGCTGCTGTAGGTTCGGGTCGGTGCAGGAGAGACGCCCGTACCGGCCACCCTTGTCCTCGTCAGTGTTGTCGTCGGTCTTTCGCAGCTGGTTGAAGGTACAGTGAATCCGGTCGCCGATGGCATGATTCCGCACCGACTGAGCGAAGGTCGTCCGCAGCTTGTTCACCTTCCGGGCTCGTTCCAGCGCCCGAGCCACCGGATGCTTGATAGTGGAGAGAAGGTTCTTGTCGATCGAAGGTTGGTTGTTCTTCGGCGTCCTGGGCACGGTGACGCCGATCTTGATCAGTGCCTTCTCCAGGGCAGCCGCCTGCCACACGTCGCCCACACCGATCCGGACCCCGGTCTCGGCATGAACGCGGTCCAGGCACAGCTTCTCTTCCTCCAGCGACCAGGCCTCAACCGCCTCCAGCTTCTTCCAGTCCACGCGGACGCCCCGGCGTCGCATTCGCACCAGTACCGGGAGCAGCTTGCTCTCAAGCTCCCAGACGTCCCATAGCTCCTCGTCCTCCAGTTCCCGCTCTTGACGGCGGAGCAGTTGGAGAGGCAGCTTGACGTCCTGCTCGGCATAGGCCCCGACGAACCGTGCCGGCAGCTTCCAGAGCTCGGCCTTCGGGTCTACGTGCCAAGCCTTGGCCGCCTCCCGGAGGAGCTCCTCGTTCTTACCAGGCAGGCCCCGGCGCTTGGCAATGTTGTCAAGGGAGTAGCTGTACTGTAGCTCGTCAAGCAACGGCTCGGCGATCTGGCAGTCACGGAACCGGTGGACCTTGTCCCAGTTGATTCCGGCCTCGGCCATGAAGTCCAGGTCGTACTGCATATTGGCCCCGCAGAGGTCGCCGGTGAAGACCTTGGCCTGATCGCGGAGGTATTGAAGCCCGGCCTCAGGGTTGGGAATGTTGTCTCCGCCTGCATGACGTAGGGGAATGTAGAAGGACGGTCCGTCTTCTATCGCGAAGGAGTAGCCTACGATGTAGGCCCCGCGTCGCACGCCCGGCCCCAGTTTCTTGACCAGAGGGTCGCACGTTTCAACGTCGACCGCCACGCGCTTGGCGCCTGCCCAGGAAGGCAGGTCGCCAAGCCGTGGCGCTTTCCAGGGAGAGTCAGGTTGGAGGAGAGGTAGTTGCATCAGAGTAAGAATATCGCTCCGGCCAGCAGAAGAGCGATGATCGCCGCGATACCCATGCAGCCGGCAAGAAACTTCAGCGACGTCATGGCTGCCTCAGCGTCGGGACTCGGGACAGTCTGGCCCCGTTTCCAGCAGGTCTTCCAGTCACCGCAGTCACGGTGCGGGCACTTGACCGGCTCGACGTACCGTCTGCCTTGGCAGGTCGGACAGACCTCGTTGGCCATCAAGCCGGTGGTCAGTCCGGTGGCCCCGCAGTCACGGCAAGGGATCATATCTCTTGGTCCCACTTCAGCATGATCTCCATGTACTGCCGGATGATGAACGGGTCCGCCAGCCACGGGATCATCCACGTCAGGTTGGTCACCAGCCTGGATGGCAGCTGGTCCACGTTGAACACCGCGATCTCCTCGTCCGTGCAGGTGTGGGCATCCATAAAGTAGCCCTCGTTCTCACAGGCGTAGAAGTACACCTGGGCCACCCCGCTGCTGAGCTCAGCCACCGGCGTCCAGTCATGCTCCCGCGTCCTGACCCCGGCTTCCTCGCGGAACTCCCGGACCATCGCCTGAATCGGCGTCTCGCCCGGCTCGATGTGCCCGCCGACGCCGTTCCACCGACCGACGACGCACTTGGGCCCATGGGTCTTGTGAATGAGGACCACGTTGAACCGGCCCTCGTCGAACAGCAGTCCTACCACGTATCGCTGCATCATCCGTTCCTTTCGATCTTCTTGACCCGCTCTGCGGCAGCCGCAGCCGTCTCCACCAGGTTGTCCCGGTGAGTCGCCTGGGCACAGGCAATCCCGCGAGCCCTCGCCTCGGCCTCGATGAGCAGGAGATACCGGCGGAGGTCGCGGATATCGTCGATCAGGCCCTCGCCCCGCTCGTCGGCGTCGAGCGCCTTGAAGATGTCCCAGCCGTGCTCCTCGAGGAACTTCTCCAGCCGGTCCCACTTCCGGCAGAGCATCATGAAGGCGCTGACCCCGCCGCGCTTCTTCCAGCTGTTGCCGTAGTGCTTGTGGGCATTGACCAGCCCGATGCCGTCATTGCGGCCGAGCTCGACCAGAAAGCCCAGGTGATCGTCGCTGTTCGGGTCGCACAGGACCTTTGGTTTGGCAGGGTCTACGGTGATTCTTCTCTCGTCGCTGCTGTTGCCGAGGCTTCCGCACGGCACGCTGTCGTTCCCCATCGTCTTTCTCCTCGAGAATGTCGTCTGTTCGTTTCCAGTGGTACGCTTTCAGGAAGTCTCTGACCGGCTTCGGTATTTCCCTCGGCCGCTCCAAGAACCACCGCCACTGGTTGCTCTTGTAGCCACCCACGTGCTTATTGCCCAGGGCCTCCTGGTCATAGCACCACAGTAGAAACTCTAATCCGTCGATGGCCCGTAGCCATCGGGCCTCCTCTCCAGTCAGCCTGATCGCGATGCCCAGGGACCGCTGGGCCTTCTCGGTGGCGTGGCTGAAGAAGGCCCGCATCACACCGAAGTTCCGCCCGGCGTGCCTGGGCATGTCCCCGGTCCACCGCTCCTGTACATCGTGCAGGAGGACCGCCTTGATCAGGTCGGCCGAAGGGTCAGGATGAAGGGCAAGGAGAAGCCCGGTGGCCTGCCAGGAATGCGCCGCGACGCTGTAGGAACCGTGGTGAGGAACCGTGTGCGCCCGCTCTACGTGACCGCCTTCGCGGAACTGTAAGACACGCTCTACGAGCGCCCGTCCATCACGAACCATGCTTCTTCTCCCAGTTGACCTGACGACGGTCGACCCACTGCTCGCAGGCGATCCGCCAATCAGACTTCTCCGGCAACGCTGCCAGATGAAGGCGAGCCGACTCGAACTTCCGAGGTGCCTCGCCCCGCTTCATAACCATAAGCGCCAGGACCACGGGAACAAGCACTTTGCGTACGAACTGGTCCGTGATGCCCAGCGTCATGCCCTCGTCGAGGAAGAACCGCATGTCCCGGTCGAACCGCTCCGGGTTGCCGGCTGGCAACAACGGCGTTGGCGTGACAAGGCCGCACTCGTACGGATCACAAGCGCCCAGGCCCTCGGACCCTTGGGCGACGTCGGCCAGCTGGTTCATCAGCGACTCGTGCTTGTCCAGGTACAGGTGAAAATTGTTCGTGACCTGCCAATAACGTCCTACCTCGCAGCCGATCAGGGCAGCGATGAACTCCTGGAGCACAGTGAAGTGCACGCAGTTGGCACCGACCGCTCCCCAGACCGCGTCGTTGCTCCGGTTGCAGACGGTCATGTCCAGCCGCCCGTTCTCGTCCCGGGAGAAGTAGGCGTGCGTGTTGCAGGGGATGTCCTTGCTGTTGACGCCGAGGTCTTCCGGCGCGTCCCACATGGCCAATACCTGCCGACGGCAGTCCGGGTTGGCCTTCAGCGCCAGGGCAATCGTGAGCACCTGGTCAATATGGAAGTGGTTCCGCCACCGGTAGCCGTAGGCCCCATGGAACTCCCTCCCGTTGTCGCTGAACTGGGCCATGCTGCTGACGATGGACGCGGGATAGGCGACGTCATTCCGCCCGGCCAGCATCCACATCGATTCGAGCAGGTGAAAGAAGGGATTCGCATCCCGCTCCGGCCAGAACACCACCCTCTCCGTCGGCCGCTCGTATACCAGCGTACATGGCCCCGGAATCCGGAGCACCGGCCCATTCCTGCTTTCCCTCCGAACTCCGAACTGCTTAAGCTGGTACATGGCCTCAGGCAACATCTGATGAGCGTTGCGTGCTCGTATCACGTGCATTTTCTTTTCTCCTCATGGTGTTGAAGTAGAGACTCGCTTATCTTGGCACGAATCTCTGGGCTGAGCGTCTTTCCCTTCTGAGCCCTGGCCAACTTGCAACGAGTCTCCTCGCTCTTTGGCCTTCCCTTCAGCGATTCTGACATCTTCCGTCGAGATTCAGCTGTGTGTTTTCTACCGCTCCACAATTGAGACCGCAATTGACGTTGCTCGGGGCTACGTAAGATGGCGGCCACCTTCTCGCGGTGCTCTTCGCTCTTTGGTCTGCCACGCAATGACGCCGCAATTTTCTTGCGGTGCTCGTCACCGAGCGTGCCTCCGCGTTTTGCGGCACTCATCTTCTCTCGGACCTCGGGGAGATGACGAGTCTCACTCATCTTCCTGCGAGTCTCACGGCTGTGCTTTGTACCACGCTTGGCAGCAGCAAGTTTCTGTCTGCTCGCCACAGTCCACACAAGACCGGCACACCCATCCCCGCCCGCTGTCATGTTGTAGCCGTTGTCCGTGTTCTGCAGGTCCCACTCGGCGATGTAGAACTTCTCAAGCTCTTTGGCCTCATCGTCGGTGACTCCGCTGTGCAGCGTCACGAGCCGAACGGAGTCGGGGCCGTACTTACGCAGCGCCTTGTGGACGGTGTAGGTCGAGCCCCGCTGCATGTCTTTGACATGACCCCTGAACCGTTGCTCAGTCGTTCTCGTGGTAATGCCAATATACAGCTTTCCATTCGGGAACCCGATGGCGTACACCTCAGCCACAACAGCACTTCTTTCGCTTCACGTTTGCCTCGTAGGTCAGTAGCTGCAAATGCCCTGGATTAACACACCAGGGATTGAAGCAAACATGATCTACCGTCATGCCCTCAGGGATGTCGCCTACGAACATGGCGTAGGCCAGTCGGTGGGTCCAGTGAGTCTTTCCGGCGTAGCGCATGCGCCCGTAGTTCTTGCGGGTCAGGCAGCCGGTCCAACGCCAGCAGGCATCCGGCTCGATCTGATCGACCTTGGCCAGAAGGCGACGTATCGCCCTGACGTCGGTGATCCGATCGAGCCGGTGCGCTGGATTGTAGACCCCTCTGGGCATGTAGGAAGTGTAGCCCGGCGTCCCTGGGCAGGACCTACTCTCTCATGCCCAGGGCCTCTACGACGTACCGGTAGGCGCTTTCGCGGTCAAGCTCGAGCACTTCCACGCCCAGGCCCCGGCGTACCGGAGCCACCTTCTCGAGGAACCGGTGTTTGCTGGAGGGATTGTCCGGATTGACCGGCGTGTACTCCTTGCCCTCGGCTTCGGCCCGCGTCTTCCGCCGACCATTCACCGCGTCCAGGCAGGCCTCCAGTGGCGTGCTGAGTTGGACGATGACCAGCCCCAGGTCCTTCAGCCGTTTCATCCGGTCTTGGCCCCAGCCCGCGACGATAAGGCCCTCCAGGAGGACACGCTGGCCCGCCTTGACCGCCTCGGTGACGACGCGTTCAAGGTCGTCCGAAGCGCCCTTCCAGCTGTAGCAGTCGCAGCCGCCACAGGTGGGACCGTCGTACTTGCCCAGGATGGTGACGTTGTTGGACCCCGGCCAGGCCTCGGTGTTGGTGCCGTACCAGTTGGCCGCCACCTGAACCGGCTTGCCGTTGGGCTTGACGACCGTGGTATGGTTGGTCTGTTCCGGCAGCTTGGCCAGAATCCGCCGCATGAGGTGGGTCTTGCCCGCCCCGTTCGTTCCTGCAATGAGGATGATCATAGCGCTCCCTTCAATAGCCGCTCTTCCATCACCGGGTTGGCGATCGCCCGAGGTCGCAGCTTGCGAACATAGGCGATGGCGTCAGCCGGGTCCACGCCCTGGAGAATCAACACCATGGCGACGACCGTGGCACTCCGGTTCCGGCCAGCACGGCAGTGAACCAAAACAGTTCGACCTTCGGCCAGCCACTGCTGGGCCTGGGTCACGGCCTCCATGAACAGGTCTTCCGGGAAAGTCTTACCGTCAGGGAGGTCGAAGCGATGGTATTCTGGCACCGCGTCGATGACTTCCTGAGGTGAGCCCTTTTTGATACAGCAGAGAACCGCGTCGGCCCCGCTCCTTCGCACCATGGCCAGGTTCGGTTCGCTGCTCAACCATAACCGGTCAGTGACTTTCACGAGCATCAGACTGTCCTCCTCACCGGGTTGGCCAGGTCCTTCTCCCCGTTGGGCAGATCGACCATGGCAGAGTAGTCGTACAGCAGGTCCGACCACATGTAGTCATGCCTTTGGATCGTCCAGCCCAGGCCCCGGCGTCCCCGCCACCGGTCACCGATTTCACCCAGCACCTCTGGCGGAGCGATAGCCTTGCGACCTTCCCAGATGGCCAGCTTGAGGTCGGGATAGTTCTTCTGAACCTTCAGCGCCCGACCGAGCTCGCTGTCGTGCGACCGACCCGGATACTGGCCGCCCTTGTAGGCCTGCTTGTACTCGCAGAGAATCACTTCCCACTCGAACCAGTCCATGTCGATGCCCTTGTTCTCACGGAACCAGTCGCGTTCCTCGGCCGCGATCCGATTGACCTCGACCAGCGTAGCCGCGCTGTCATTGCCGTTGAGAACAGCTGCATGCTCCGGCCGCAGCCAGGAGAGCATGAGCCGTGGCGTCTTGGCACCGTCGGGACGGATGTCCGGGAAGGGGAACTTCAGCGAGCCGTTCCGGTAGAGCACCTCGTACAGCTTGGTGCAGGCGTACCGGCCGAAGCCCGGAACCAGGCTGCAGTGAGCCCAGCCAGCTTCGAAGCTGGCGTCGGGCATCGGCAGCCGGCACCACTTGGCGTACTCGATCATGGTGTTGCCGAACCGTTTGGCCCCGTAGATTGCCCGCCGCTCCTTGCGGATTTGGAGTTTCGGATAATTCTCGACCATCCACTGCCGGAAGCCGTCCTCATTCTGGAGGACGCTTTCGGCGGACGGCCAACTGTTGTAGATGACCTCGCCGGAAGACACGACGTAGGGTGTGATGTAGCAGCCGAACCACCAGAGCCGATCCACGATTCGCGGGTCATGCTCGGCGATCCAGTTGGCGAGCCGGACATGAGGGTCCGGCCCACCACCTGCTCTTTCCCACGTCACGAACTCAGCGAGGAACCGGCGATGAATTTCCGGTGTCCCAAGAATCATCGGCTGAGCCATTTGCGGATCGCTTTCAATGCGGCATGATCTTCGATCTGAACCGGCGGATGCTTCATGAGGAAGCTGCTGGGAGCGATGATCGGTCCCGCTTCCCCGCGATCCAGGGCGACCCGGCAGTACCGGATGGCGTCGGTGACGACCCCGGCGCTGTTCGGGCTGTCCCAGACCTCGAGCTTGAGCTCGATCGTCATGGGTGCTCCGCCGTAGTTCTCACCGACCAGCTTGATGTGGCACCACTTCTGGTCCTTCAGCCAGGCGACGTAGTCCGACGGCCCGACGTGAACGTCCTCGGCCGGAAGCTCGACGCCCATGATGCTGGTGACGGCCTCGGTCTTGCTGGTCTTCTTCGAGGCGAGACGGCTGCGGTCCAGCATGTTGAGGAAGTCGGTGTTGCCGCCGACGTTGAGCTGGCTGGTGTGCTTGAGCTGCACGCCCCGCATGTGCATCAGGTTGGCCAGCTGGCGATGAATGATCGTCGCCCCGATCTGGCTCTTGATGTCGTCGCCGATGATCGGAAGGCCCGCGTCCTTGAACTTCTGGCCGTAGTCGCCGGAGGCCAGGAACACCGGGATGCAGTTGACGTAGCCGCATCCGGCCGCGATGGCACAATCGGCGTAGTACCGCACGGCCCTCTCGGAGCCGACCGGCAGGTAGCCGACCACGATCTCCGCCTTGGCAGCCTTCAGAGCCGCCACCACGTCCACAGGCCCTCTGTTGCTCTCGAGGACAACGTCCTTGAGGTACGGCGAGCCCAGGCCATCGAGCGTCGGCCCGCGCTGAACGGTGACGCCGCTCCTGGGCGGACGGCTGAACACGTAGGTGCAGTTCGGTTCGGCGAAGATGGCATCGGACAGGTCCTGACCGACCTTCCGCGAGTCGACGTCGAAAGCCGCGACGACCTCGATATCGCCCGGCTTGTAGCCTGCGATGTCCCCTTCCATGACACCCTTGAGCTCATGGCCTTCCGGCCCATAGAAATGCAGTCCCTGCACCAGGGACGACGCGCAGTTTCCCACGCCCACGATGGCTACTCGGATCATAAAGTACCTCCAGAGTAAAGGTTATTTCTTGTTTCCCGAGTATCGCACCCAGCGATACTTAGGTAGAGTCTTTATCGGGGTGACCCCGAGAATCTTACGGCTCTCCTCGATGGATATTCCATGCCTTCTTGCATGTCTGTAGGCATATCGGCGATGACGGATATTTCCCTCGGCGTCCACGAGGTGTATTGCCGCGTCTGTCATGCCGTGCAGGGTAAATCCACTCGCCTTGTAGACGGTGCCTTCATGTCCCTGTTCAGGATCGGCAAAGGCCACAATACAGTCGTATGGAAACTCCTTTGCCACAAATCTGGCCGAAAGACTTATGAATCGGCTCAGTGGATAGTCCAACCGAGGCTCGGAACGAGCCATCCGCTTAATTTCTATGACTCGCTTCACTCCCAGAAAGCTGGCCTGGTAGGGATTCACACCTATTCCGTACACAATCACGGCATACAGCTGATCGCCTGTGTATAGCCCAAACGAAATGTTCTTCCCTGTGGGGATGCGATGAGAATAGTGCCATGTCTCAATAAAGGTCTTGGCGACTACGTGGGCTATCGGACAGATTCGAAATGAAAGCGACGAGGTCGGATTTGCACCGCCATCTCCCGCCTGGTTTGGCAGGTATGCTGATCTTCTTGCATCATCGTCGCAAATACTCATACCCATATTATTTTGCTGGCGGGGTCGGAAGCACTAATCCTCGCGCCGTACCGGATTAGACCGTGAACCGGCGCTTCATGCGCTGGCCGAGATAGCGGACACGGACCCACTTGGCGTGTTCGCAGAGCCAATGCTCCACCTCACGCATCTCCCATCGTGGCCACTTCCTGGGCCACAGCGAGTCTACGGTGCTGTAGATCAGCAGCTTCTGCATGGCCTCCAGCGCCGCATCCCGGGTCTGCTGCGTGCCATAGCGAATAGCCTCGAAGTCCTTGTGTGCCAGCCAAGCCAAGCCCTTGACGGCTCCCGGCCCCGGCACGGCCCAGGTGAAGATGTCCGGTGCCTGGTCAAGCCAGGCTGTATGCCGCAGGTCTGTGACGATCTCGTAGGCCAGGAAGTCGCCCAAGAAAGGTAGCATCCGGACCTTCTCCCAGACCTCCTGGAGCGTGGTCTGTCCCGGCGTGATCCGGGTCATGATTTCGAGACCCGGCTTCACGGACATATCCACGACGGCACAGACGCCGTGCAGCTTGTCCAAGCCGGTGGGCGTCTTGACCATGTAGGCCACCCCGGTGACCGGCCGCACATCCTTGAGCACCTCGCAGGCCTCCTGGCTGTTCCACCTTGGGAAGAAGCCTGCCTTCACCAGCCGCAGCAGAGTCTCCTCCCGGTTGAAGAACCGGCTGGCCACCATGGCAGTCAGCACGTGCGGGCTCTCCCGCATGGGCTCTCGGATGCTGTTCTTGATGAATCGCGTGACGCGATCGTCTTCTCGGAAGACGTTGCAGAACCGGTACTTGCTGAAAGCCACATCGACGGTCCACGGCGGCAACATCCCTTCATTCCGGCGAAGCATGATGTTGTACCGAACACGAGCCGTGGCGAAGTACTCCTCGATCTGCTCTTCCGGTAGATCAATCGTGAAACGACCAACCCGCTGTCTCATTCGCATTCCCTCCGACCCGTCTTGAGGTCGATTTTGCAGGCAGCCGCGTCGTCCGTGGCCTTGATGATACCGGCCCGCTTGCCGCCGACTTGGTAGGTGGTGATCCCCTTACAGCCCCGCTTCCAGGCCTCGAAATAGAGCTCCTTGAAGGCAGCCCACGGAGTCGTAGGCGGAACGTTGCACGTCTTGCTGACGGCCGAGTCCACATAGTGGGCAGCGACCTGCAGCACGTCCAGGTGCTCCTCGATGGTGACGTCCTGGGCCCTCTTGCCTTGGACACTGAAGACCCGGTAGCCGTAGTCGTCGAAGTCTGTCTCCACCAGCCCTCCGGGCATGAATACCTTCCGGCGCTGGTGATAGGAAAACACCGGCTCGATTCCACTGCTGACGTTGTCTGCGCACATGGAGATCGTACCGGTCGGAGCGATGGAAGTCAGGTGGCTGTTGCGGATGCCGTATCGCTGGATCAGTTCTTTCACATCCGGCTCGAGTACGTCGTTGACGTACTGGCTGGACAGATACTTGGCGTCGTACAGCGGGAACGCACCTTTCTCCTTCGCCAGAAGCGCCGATGCCCGATAGCACTCGTTCGCGATGAACTGGAGCAGCTTAGCCTCGAACCGACAGAAGCCATCGGAGCCATAGGGCATGCCCAGGGCCTCGGCAGCGTTCGCCAGCCCGGTGACGCCCAGGCCCATCCGGCGCTTGGACTTGGCCTCCTTCTCCTGCTCGTACAGCGGATAGGCCGACTTGTCAATCACATTGTCCATGGCCCGGACGACGTGGGGGATGTCTGCCTTGAGCTGGTCCCAGTTGAAGTTCCGCCCCGGTGTGACGTACCGGGTCAGATTGAAACTGCCCAGGAGGCAGGCCCCATAAGCAGGCAACGGCTGTTCGCCGCAGTTCGCCACAAGCACACCATCATTCTCACCAAGAGCAATGAAGAAACGATGCGAAGGATCATCCACTGTCCCACAGTATACGTCCTCCCTTTCTGAAAGCCACTCAACTGAGACCACCCGATGATTCGCATCCTTGATTCGCTTTTGTACCGTGGCCTTCGAGCAGCCGCATTGTTTGGCAATAGCTGCAAAGGACAACCCTTGCTCACGCAGTTCAATCATATACTCCGTGTTGAGATCAGGTCGCCATCGCCCATTCTTCTCGCCGCGCGTGCAATCAGGATCAAGAAACATGGGGTTTCTTGTAGGCATCCGCCGCAATGGGTTGCGATCGCCCTGCATGTGCAATCTGTTATGATCTGAACCGTTCATGCAGTCGAGGTTGCTGGGTCTATTATCCCACTTGAGCCCATTCAGGTGATGCACGTGTTCGTGCATCCCAAGGTGCTCGAACGGGACATGGTGCTCCAGCGGGTCATGGAATCCATTAGTCAACCGCAAATAACCCTTCTGATTTGCGCGATAGCGGTAGACAGAGCAGAGCGAATCCCCTGGGGTCAGTCTCCCAGCCGCGACCACACGGCCATCTCGCAGAAAGAACTTGTGCTCTGGTGTGCAGCATACTGATTCACCGTTGTCCAACGTCACCCGAACCAGTCTGGCCCCTCGCTGGGTGACACGGATATTTTTCATCCGTCGGTAGACAAGCCGACCATCCTGGGTCTGAGTCAACACATCTACGTCGCGGCCAACAAGCTGACGGAACGGCACGTGACCGAACTCTGCAGTCCACACCCTTGTATCCCCGGTGAAGCACGGGTTGGTCGCGATGATCTTCTCGCAATACCACAGGTTGTTCTTCCGGTTGATCGTGTCAATGAACAACACACCCGGCTCGGCCCAGTCCCAGGTGCTCCGCATGATCAGGTCCCAGAGCGCTCTGGCACTGATCTCTCGATAGTCCCGACCGCCGAACTTCAGCATGAAGCCGCTGTCGTTGGCGACAGCCTTCATGAACTCGTCCGTCATCGCAACGGAGATGTTGAAGCCGGTCAGCCGGTAGGTCATCTGGAGAACGCTGTACCACGCCAGCCACTCCATCGACCCCTGCTCGCACTCGGCCAGCTTGTCCATGATCGGCCGTGCCTCCTTCGGTGGCTGCTTGCTGTGGATGTACTCCTCGATGTCCGGATGGTCCACTCGCATCACTGCCATCTGGGCACCCCGGCGATGGCCGGAGGACGCCACGCAGTGGCAGATAGCGTTGAAGATTTCCATGAAGGAGATCGGCCCGGAGGACTGGGAGGCGAGCTTCCGAATGAAGTCGCCGCGTGGCCGCAGGGTGCTGAAGTCATAGCCGATACCACCGCCCATTCGCATGGTGGCAGCGGCCTCCTTGGCGATGTCCATGATGGAACCGTGACCGTCGACGAATGAGTCCTCGATGACCCCAGAGACGAAGCAGTTGTAGGCAGTCACGTTCTTTGTCGAGCCCACCGCCGTCTGAATGCGACCGCCCGGCATGAACCGCATGTCGAGCAGGCAGTCGCGGAAGGCCCGGAAGTGATCCTCGTTGTCCTCAAGGGCACAGGCGATCCGGTTCATTGCCTCGTGAAAACTCTCTCCCTTTCCTCGATACTTTTCAGCATGAAGTTGCTCGCTGAACGGAAGTGTCGGTCCCATGTTGCTCCTACCAGCCTGTGTCCTCGTCGTCGAGATCAAGCTCGAAGTCCTCGTCGGCCGTGGGCTCCTCGTCTTCCATCTCGTTGTTGGCCAGCGCCTCTTCCAGGAACTCGACTGCCAGTTTGTTGATGGCCGTTTCCTCTGGCAGTACCTTCAGCTCCTTGAAGTGCTCGTTGTCCAGGCAGCTGGACTCGTCGATCATTTCGTAGGCCCGCTGGCGAGCCTTCTCCAACATCTCGGTTCGTTTCACGTTGCCTCCACATGGAATTGGTGAACCACGATCTGATCGCAGATTTCCCGCCAGCAGCAGTCCTGCCGGCAGAAGGTGGCGCCGGTCCGGAAGCAAGGCTTGCAGCCTTCGCTCTGCTGCACCTGGCGAATCTTATCGATCAGCCGTTGATCGGTCACTCTCGGTTGTCCCATGATCAGCTCCTACAAACCACCACCCGTTCGGCAGCCCGAGTCACTGCCGTGTACAGCCAGTTCATCGCGGAGCCACGGAACACGTGGCTCTCATCGAACACGAACACACTGCCCCACTGGCTGCCTTGGGCCTTGTGCGTTGTGAGCGCGTAGCCGTAGTCGAAACACTGGGCCTCACGGATTTCCCAGTAGGGAGGCTCGCCGCCTTCGAAGTACTGCGTGTGGGCCTCGACGAGCGACTCACGTTTGTCCTCGTCTTCAAGAAGCATACTCACCCGGTTCAGGGAATCGAGCTCGCTTGGCGGCAAGGTCTCTTTTACGTGCCAGAGCGTGCCGTTGAGTAGCCCGGCCTCATGATCGTTGCGAAGGCAGACGAGCTTGTCGCCTGTCTCAGGCATCACGTTCTGATGGTTCCGAAGGCGACGCATCTTGGCGTTGCACTTCCGGCGCATCTCGTTCGTACCCACCAGAACTTGATCGCAGCCAGTGACCAGGTCCTGCGGAGGCTTGCCCCGCATGACCAGCGATTCGCCGTACTGACCATCGGACAGGCCTCGCCCTTCACGGATACGGGTTGCCAACTCGATGATCGGGTTGCCCTTTGCCTGCCGATGAATCTCAGTCAGCATGACGTCCGGCCGCTGCCCAGTGAAGAAGTTCCCGCCCTTGACCGGAGGTAGCTGGGCAGGATCGCCCAGGACGAGCACCGGCGTGCCAAAGCTGAGCAGGTCCATCCCCATTCGCTCATCCACCATGGAGCACTCGTCTATGACGATCAGGTCCGCGTCCTTTACTGGCGACTCCGGGTTGAGCGTGAACATGGGAGCCTTCAGTCGCTTCTTCTCTTCCTCGATCTTGATCTTGACCTTCTTGATGGCCGCGTTCTCGGCTCGGTCCTCAGGGGGGATCTCAGACTCAAGCTCCCAGAGCTCTTCCTCCAGCGCGTTGAGCCGTGCTCGGGATCGGGAGGAAGGTAGATAGATCAGTTGGTGGATGGTGTAGGCGTTGGGGCAGCCACGCTTCCGCATGACGGAGGCAGCCTTGCCAGTGTAGGCCCCGAAGAGCACCTGACCGGCGTCCTCGGCAAGATATTTTGCGAGCGTACTTTTGCCTGTGCCAGCAAATCCGAAAAGCCTAAAGCACTGGTCTGCCGACTGTCGGAGCCACCTACCAACAGCATCCAGGGCTCCAGTTTGCTGGCTACTCCATTGCATCGTAGACTCCTTTTGCCGCTTTGTACACGCACCGATAACCGAGCTCTGGGTACTGACTGCAAAGCCCAAGAATGAATCCATTGGCGGCCTTCTGCCTTCCGATCATGTGGGCCAGGTACTGCTCTCGGATGGCTCGGGCCTGTGCCTTTGTTATGTGCACATTCGGATGGTCGAATCCGCAGATTTGCTTGCCGTGAAGGATGGTATCTTGCGAATTCTCGCGCAGTGTTCCCCATCGCAGATTTGCAGGTCTATTGTCGTGCCTGTCACCATTCAAGTGACGAACGCACTCGGCTCCGGAGGGACGAACGCCATTGAAGGCAACGCAGACAAGATAGTGAACCTTGAAGGTGATCTTTCGTCCGGCCAGCCGCAGGCCAACATGAAGATAGCCGCCTCGCCCCACACCAGGCCTCAGGACTGTACAGTCGGCACGGCGAACATCGCCCTGGTCAGAAACTTCATATGTGGTGTTTTGTATTGGACGCCAGTTCATCTCTTCTCCTTGGTGAAAGCACCGAAGGAGAGGCACGAGAGCCAGGCTATTCTCCTTGGAGGTTTTCCCGGCTCCGGTGCCCCTCCTTCGGTGCCGCCCACCGAAGCGGACGGCACCAGGTGATGGAGGGTGAGGAGAGAAGAGAGTCTCGTTTAGAACGGCTCTTCCTCGTCGGCACCCGGTTCCCGGGACGGAGCCTGGGACTCGACTGCCGCGCGGGCAAGACCGCCCTTGATGGCTTCGACCAGGGCCTTGCCTTCCTCCAGGAGACCGGCGAACGGCGTGCCCGGAAGGTTGGCCGAGTCGAACAGGGTCGCGCCGACCGGCGTGATCTTGAAGTTCTTGTACGGCTGGTTCTTCTTGTTCTTGGCGTCGACCGAGGTGATCGCCAACCGGAACGCGAACAGAGGCGGATTGCCCTTGATCGTCCGGAGCTTGGTCATGAGCGCCTTGTACACCTTGATCTTGGTGCTGGTGAAGGCGATGACGATCGGCGTCGAGGACGACTGGGCATCCGGAGCGTCGAGAAGCAGCCCGTAGACGTAGAAGGTCTCGATCAAGTCGTTGCCTTCCGGCGTCTTGAGCTCGTTGAACTTCTCGGCCTTGGCCTTGGCCGACACGACGACCTCGGAGTTGTAGCCGTGAACCGCCACGAAACCGCCACCCGCATCACGAGGCACCCACTCGACGTAGACGTGCTCGGTGTAGCACGGCACGAACGTCGCGGGACGCTGAATGAGCTCCCCGGTGACCGTGTTGATCAGGTCGCCCGGCTTCGCTCCCGGGATGTAGGTGGGATCGCTCTCCTGGACTTGCGGACTCAGCGCCTGCAAGACCGCCAGGAACGGGATCGCCATGTCCTGCGAGGTCTGGTTCTCGAAGCCCATCCCGGCGAACGCGCCGAAATCGGGCATGGCCAAGGCCCCACCCTCGGGTTTCACGATGTCATTCTTGTCGGTCTTTGCCATGGCTGCTTTTCTCTTTTGCATTGGATTCCTCCAAACTGGCAAACGCGGTGGACTCTTTTACGTGCTCCAGCGCTCGGCACGGCCTATTGTTCGGCTCTTTTGATCTTGGCAAACTTCTGCCTGAAGATACCGAAGGTCTCCTCAGGGATGTCCACACCTTGCTCCAGCTGCTCCTTCGCCCAGGCGGTCAGCGTGGCCGGTTCCACCTTCATATCCTGCCGCACCCCGGCGTAGCCACCCTCTTCCAGTTTGGCGAGCAGGTCCTGGGCCTCCTCGCCCTGGTCGGTGTTGAAAGCCACCTGAACCGTCCTCTTGATGATAGCCCCATGGCCGTTGTCAAGAAGCCACTTGTATGCCTCGGCCTTCCTATTCCCGATGGACGCCCGCAGCTTCTCTTCGACCTCGATCTCGATACCGTCGGTCGTCTTGAAGGAGGCAAGCCCGAGCTCCTCGAGAAACTCGGGGATGTCGAACTCTTCGATCTGCCGCTTGCGAGCCTGGGCCTCCTTCAGCACCTCCTCGGCCTGGGCCACATCCAGCTCGGCCTTGACCAGCGCCCGAACCATCTCGTTCAGCTTGGCGAAGGTCTCGGCGCTCGGCTTGTTATCTACGCGAAATTCGGCAAATGGGTCGGTCATGGCATCTCTCCTATGAGCTAAGTCTACTCCACAAGGAGTCCGAAACAAGCCGGTTCTCCTACTGCTCCTCCTGCCGGATGAGACGCAGGCGCTTCGGCTCCGGCTCCGGCTCCGGATCAACATCCGGCATCGGAGTACCGACCACGTCCACCAGGTCATTACCCAGCCGCCACAGCACGAGCTCCCTGGGCTCGTTGACAAGCAAGGCCCCACCCGCAAACTGGATTCGCGAGACTTCCCTGGGCACAGGCTGGCCGTCCGGCCCATTGATATCGCTCGGGATGAGCGCCGGAAGGACGTAGGCGACCAGGTCAGGATTGACTGGGACGTCCGGCGTGGTTCCGACCACGCGAACTTCCGTTGGGGAAACCGGCTGCAAGTTGACGATCTCGAACAGGCAAACTTTCATGGTGCTCTCCTCAAATCTACTCAAGAATTTCGGTCCACGATCCGACACCAGTGTTGCTCACTTCCTTGTCGCGTTTACGTTGCCTTTCATGGCCTCTGACAGGCTACGACGATGCTCGGAGCTCAGTCTTCTCCCGCGATTAGCTGCCGAAATCTTCTGGCGGTGCTCGGCCGAGAGCGATCTTCCCTGAAGATCGAGTCGTGGTTTACCACGCTTAGCCGCAGCGATTCTCTGGCAATGCTCCAATGTTCGCGGTCGCTCACGCGAAGACTGGCCTATCCGTTCTCTGGCCTTGTCGCTGTGTCGAAATCCGACAGCACCATCCCCGCCCGCTGTCATATTGTAGCCGTTCTGCCTGTTCTGCGTCCCGAGCCGGTCAATCCAGTAAATCTCGAGCTCTTTGGCCTCAGCCCAGGAGACGCCCCGAGTAAGGGTCACGAGCCAAACGTTCTCCGCTCCATATTTGCAGATGGCCCGACCGACGCATTGCCTACTACCCTGGCAGTGCTCACGAAAGCGGTGTTCCACTGTCTTTGCAGTGATCCCGACGTAGAGTTTACCGTTCGGGAAGCAAATTGCGTAAACACAGGCCGTCAAATCCAGTCCTTCAGTGAGTCGCCAGTGATCTGGCTGGCTATGTCCACTTTCTTCCGCAGAGCGTCGACGATCTTCTCGTCGACAGTCCCTGGGCACACGATATCAATGTACTGTACAGGGTGAAGCTGACCGATCCGGTGCGCCCGGTCCTCAGACTGCAGCCGCAGTTCCAGCGAGAAGCTGTTCGAATAATAGATGACTGTTCTTGCAGCATGAAGAGTTACACCTGTTGCGATAGCAGCAGGATTCGCAACCAGGAACTGCTTGTCGCCCTTCTGAAAGGCGTCTAGCGCCGCACCGCGTGCTTCCCCGGCCACTCGGCCGTCAACGAACACGCAGGAGTCGCCCAGGGCCTGACAGATCAGGTCAATGTCCCGCTGGAACCGTGCCCAGATGATGGCCTTGTGGCTGAGGTCCTCGCAGATTTCGCTCAGGAGGGTGATCCGAGGGTTGCCTCCAGGCAGATCACGCAGCACCGGGTTGTCGTCCGATTCTGGCAGGTAGCCGCAGACCAGCTGCTGAAATCGGAGGAGCCGTACGATCGCCAGCATGGCCGTCAGGTCGCCCGACTCAAGCTCGGCCACGCACTCGTTCTGGAGCTCCCGGTAGATTCGGCGCTGCTCGGCGGTTGGCTCGTGATACCGTTTGCTGTACAGCTTGGGCGGAAGGTCAAGCACCTCGTCCTTGGTCACCCGGCTGCCCAGGCGAGCCATCTCCCGCTGGAGCAGGTTGAGGTTCCGGTATGCGATGCACTTGGGATAGTTCCGGCCGTCTCTGGTTTGCCAAGTCTCCCACACACCGAAGTACTGCTTGAACGCAGCGAACGTGGTGATGCCATACTTCTTCCAGACGTCCGGGTCCAGGAACTTGAGGATGTTGTAGGCGTCGAAGGGATTGTTCGCGATCGGAGTACCGCTCAGCTCCCGCAGGTACGGTGCTCCGACGTTGCTCCCGATGATCCGCTTGGACCACTTGGCCGAGGGATTTTTGATCCGCTGGCACTCATCGAGCACGTAGACACACCGGCGCTTCTTGAGGAAGGCTTTCCACGCGTCCCGGCCCCGGTTCGTCCAGACCGCGTTGTAGCTCATGACGAGCACGGCCAGGCCCGGATGGTTCAACGTCTCGAGGAAGGACTCTTGGTGCCGCTTGGTGTCGGTGCTGTACCAGATGTGGCATCTGGTTTTCTTCAGCACCCGTTCAGGCATGTGGACCGGTAGTTCGTCTGACGCCCAGTTTCTGTGCACCCCATTGGGTGCTACCACCATAAGCCCGTCGATTTCGCCCGCTTCGTAGAGCTCAGCTGCTTCATCTATGACCGGCTTTGTCTTACCTGTGCCCTGCTCCCACCACAATCCGCGAGCATGATCGCGGCCATGCTCCTCAAACTCAGCTCGTTGATGAGCAAACGGATTAGTCCGAAACTGGTAAGCCACGTTGCCTCCTCTGGGACTCAGACATCTTGCGTCGCACTTCCGGTCTGCCTACAGCCTCAGCGATATCGCCGTATCGCTCTGGCACAGATCGTGTCGCCCTGGGCTCGTCGATGGCAGGCCAGCCGTCGGGTCAGATTGTTGGTCTTCCCAACGTAAATCTGTTGGCTGGTTCTGAAACAAAGTGCGTAGACACGGTACATGACCAAATCGTATCGAGTACGATCAGGCCGGAGCCTCGTTCTTCTCCTGGACCGCCACTATGTTAGTGAGGTCGTGAAACCGGTAGGCAACCGTCTTGAGCTCACCGGTGTCCGGGTCGAGACCAGTGACGCGTCGCACGTAGAACTCCTCGGGGAAGTAGGGAGCCTCGCCGCCAAAGGAAGCTCGGGCGTCGGCGATGGCATCGGCTGACCGCTGCTCGAAAAGAGCCCAGGCGTCGAACTCCCGAAGGGCAACGTCCTCAGGCACGCGGACGTTGTAGCCGTCGCTCCCGATGTAGATGGTGAGCTTGGTCATATCACCTTTGTCACCTGCATGCCGCTCACCTCCTGGAATCGGGAGGGAGTTCAAGTCAGGGGCCTTCCACTCGCTGGAGACGGTCGTGAACAGGGGTGGCTGAATCATGAGCCCTCCCCGTCAAATTCCCGTTGAATGCGGTTCTGGGCAATGTCGAAATAATTGGGTTCGCGCTCGATGCCGACGAAGCGCCGGCCTTCAAGGATCGCCATCTTGCCCGTCGTACCGCTGCCGAGGAACGGGTCAAGCACCACGTCGCCGGGGTTGGACCAGCTTAGGATGTGATCGCGGGCGAGGGCTTCGGGGAATGGTGCCGGATGTCCCTTCTGAACTTGCGGGGCAATTTCCCAGATATTGAACCGCTGCCCGTATTCTTTTATCGTTATTGTCTTTGACATTGGCTTGGTGCTGCCGTCCGCCTGGCGAATCGTGCCGCGTCCCGATTCTCCAGCACACTTGTTCGGTCGGTCTTTGATTGGGTTGAACGTATTCGGCGCGCCCTTTGACAGGACAAACATAAACTCAAAAACCTGCGCGTATCGGACGGACAGCGCCCCGACCGCCGAGAAGCTTGGCTTGGCATAAATCATCGTATCGTGCAGCCGAAACCCACACTCCATCGCATACAAAGCCTGACGGAAGCTGGTTCCCGTCTCGCTGCCATTGATCGTGGCATCGCCCACGATCCACACGACCACGCCACCATCCTTCGTGACGCGGAATAACTCGCGGATGATGGCCTGCCATTTCTCCGGCGTCCAGTCGTTCAGCGTGCCATTGTATGTCCGCAGGTTGTCATATGGCGGGCTTGTAACAGTCAGGTCCACCGACCCGTCCGGCAGCCCTGCCATCACCTCTATGCAATCGCCGAGGTACAATTTGAACTTGTCCTTCATTTAGACACCTCCTCAATCATCTTGCGCAGGAGGTTCAGGGCCGCACCCGGAACTCCTTGGGCAGTTCTCTCAGTTGCACGTGACGGCTCCCTGCGTGAACTCGGCCAGCGCCTTCTTCACTCGGCGACGCTCGGCCCTTGTGATCGGCTCCTCCAGCCAGACGTCGTGGTTGGCCGGATGCTGTCGCAAGCCCATGACCGGCATGTTCTTGTGGAGCGCCTGGATGACGACGATGTCTGTGCCAGTCCGAGGGTCCACCGTCTTTGCCTTCTTCAATTCTGCCACGATCACTTCACTCATGCAAGTAGCCTTTCCTCACCAGTTCCCGACCGTTCTTCTCCCACCACAGCCGGTAGACTTCCGGAGGCCAGTGCTCGGCAGCGAAAGCTGCTACCACGTCGACGACGTCGGTCCCCGCTGGGCAGGTCACGGTCCACCGTGGTCCCTTGAGCAGCGGATTCATCACCTCGTGGGTGACGGCGACGCCCTTGGCGCTCGGGTCGAGCTTGGTCAGGAAGAAGGTCTTGGTTTCATCGTTGTAAGCGCGGAACTGCCGCGCCATCTTCTGTCCGTGTGTTTCCATCAGCACATCGCCCAGTACATCAGGATCACCAGCAGAAGCATCTGCCGAGGACCGATATTGTTGAACAGCCAACTCGTCATCGCAGCACCTCCGCGATTCTCGTCTGCTGGGCCTCCGAAGCCTCGACCTGGGCATTTGCCCACCGGCCCAGGGCCGAACCGCACCAAACCAGGAAGGCGATTCCGATGACCACGATTATCAGTTGCGATTTCATTTCTTTACTCCCCATGAGCCACCTTGGCTCTACTGAAAGTATACGCTCCGCTGCCGGGAAAGCAAAATCACTTTCCTGGCCTGTCCCGAAAATCTTTCTCCTTGCGATACTTGAAGAAGCCGCCTCCCGGCGTCTGGGCCTCCAGGAGAAGCGCCAGCCCCAGGTCCAGGACCTTGCCCTGGCCCACCCCGCTCACCGGCGAAGGCTTGGCCGAGTCAGCATGAACCGGCCCACCGCACTTCCGGCACGTGGCCAGGTCCATAGGATACTCCGGCCCGAAGGTCTGCTTCTTACCGCAGGCCTGGCACGTCCAGGTCGTCTGCTTACTGCTCATCACTTGCCTCCCGGTAGGTCTGCCACTGCTTGCCCAGGCGACCGAGGCAGGCCCGCTCCCACCCGGCTTGGTAGTCCCGGTAGAACGTCCGGATGCGGCCGATACCGTACTTGTACGCGACCAGCCGTGCCGGCACGCTGTCGGGGATGCCGTACCGCTTGAGATACTTCGGGATCACGACGTTGACGTAGGCGTCCGTATACTTCTCGTTGACCGACCCGTTCATCACCTGGGCATCGTAGTCAGCCTCCCAGCCCAGGTGCTGGTTGACGTCGGCCCAGGCTGCCCGGCTCATCTGCCCCAGGCCCAGGGAGAGGTAGGTCCCGGACTTCACGTGGTAGTCGCCCTTGGCGCCTGCATCGCCCCGGCTCTCGGTCGCGATCAGGCCCGGGACCGACACCCGGTTGCTCTGGGCTCCGACAGCGAAGCACAGGGCGAAAGTCAGAAGGCAAACGACTTGAAATCTCGTGACTCTCATAGCTCCTCCAAGTATAGACAAGAAGGACGGCACCAGAACGTGGCTGCTCTGGTGCCGTCGGTGAAAGGGGTCATACCAGTTCCAACGCGCCGCGGAAGGCCCGCTGCTTTCCCTGATCGGAGACGCCGAACAGGTTGCTGTGAACGCGAACATCGGACTCCTGGACGGTTCCCATCCGGCCCCGCTCGTGATCATGCCACTGGCTGATCGCGTTGTAGGCTGCCCAGGCGGTGCCCCGGATGCCGTCCAGGGTCTGCTGAGCGTTCTCGTAGTTCTGAGCCCAGCGGGCCAGAAGGGCATCGCGACGCTCGATCTTCCGCTCGAACCGCTTGCGGCCCTTCTCGTCGCCGCCGTCCGGCTCCGGGATGATGCCGAAGGTCACGTCGTGGACCTTCGCGAAGTAGGCTTTCACGTCGTCGGCCGTCATGTGCTTGGCCGCGAGGAGCCGAACCTTCGCCTCGAACTCCTTGGTCTGCTGGGTCATGAGGCCCAGGATGTACCGGGCAGCCTCGAGCTTGTCCTTCAGGTTGCCGGTATGCTGACAGGAGATGCCGTGGCGAGCATCGGACTCGCTCAGCCGCAGCGTATTGGCACAGACCACGCGGATCGACGTGACGTAGGCGCTGAAGGCCGTGGTGCAGTCGTGGCTGTTGCGGAGGAGGATGTAGTTCTTCAGAACGTCCTCATCCGTGACCGCGATGTCGTGGGGCAGCTTCACCAGCGTGAAGACCACCTTGCCGTTGTGCAGCGAGCCAGCCGTTTCGGCCTCGACGCCATGCTCGCCCTCGACCAGTGCGTCGGCGAACTCGGCCATCTCTCTGTTCTGGATCGGCTTGTAGCCGGTGCTCACCACCGACAGCAACTGCTTGGTGTCCTGCCGGACGTGGGCCATCGTGTCGGGCAGCTTGAACTGCTTCTGCTCACCGTCCCCGCCCTTGTAGGTCGCGAAGACCGGCAGGAGCTCGGTGTCCCAGTTGAGCCCGATCTTGTCGAAGGCTGCCGCAACCTTCAGACCCGGCTCGATCTCGATGCCCAGGCCGTGCCAGGCCCGCTTGCCGTTCAGCCGCACTTCTCCGAACACATCGTCTTGCTCAATTCCGTGTCCCATCGTATTCCCCTTTCACAGGAGGTTTCGTTTTCGCCGAGTCACCTGCCCGGCTCTGAGTATAGCATACGGTAGAACTGCCGTAGAGGCAAACAAAATTCTTAGCAGCGGGAGAAAATTCTTTAGCCGAACATCCCGGGGAACTCGACGCTCTCGGCCGAGCTGACCCCGTTCTCAAGCTCGTCGATCACCGAGGAGAGCGCGTCCTCGCACTCACCGAGCGCCTCGTACTTCTGGGAGCTCTCAAGGTTCGTGCCATCCAGCCCCGACTTCCAGTTCTCGATCTCGTCATTCAGCTCGGTGATCTCCTCGATACCGGCCCGCACCTTGTCAAGGGCAGCATCAAGACGCGCCGCCCGGCTCATTCGCTTTGCCATGGTCATGCCTCCGTTTGCGGCAGCATCGCCGCGATTTCGCGAACGGTATACCGGCCCCGCGAGCCATAGATGTTCCGCATTCCGCCGTCGATCTGGCCGTACACCGCCGCCAGCCCTTCGGCCTTCCAGGTGATCGTGCTGAGCAGGGCCCACTTGGTGCGAATCCGGTCGGTCTCCTTGGCCTTCACGAAATCGTGCCGCTCCTCGTACTCACCGACCACCGTGTTGTCCACCAGGAGGTCCCAGGTCTTCCAGCCGTGGGCTTCGCTGACCAGTTTGCGTTTCAGAGTTTTCATCCGACACCCTTTCACCTGAGCACCATCGCTCTACCCATAGTATACGGTATAGCTGCTGGAAGCAAAACGGTCACGAAGAAAATTCTACGAACTGGCCCTTGGCGTAGTTCGCCCGGTTCCGGAGCAGGCCGTACAACCGAGAAGCCAAGGCGTTCGCCCGTATTTCGGTCGCCAGCCGGTCACTTCCAGGTGCTGCTTGGTGATCCTGCGAACGTCGTTCGGTTGAAACATGGTTGCCTCCTCAGCAGATATAGAGACCGTCGAAGCCCCACTTCGCTGCCAGTTCCCGCGCGGCATCCATACTCGGGCAGGTCACGATCGGACACGGCGTCCCGGGAGCGATCTCCACGTCTACCTGAAAGACCTCCTTGGCCGGTTCGTACCGGGTCGCCTGACGAGTCACGGTCTTCGGCCAGCAGCGAGCAGTTTTCCGTTCGGTCCCCATGATTCACCCTTTCACCCGGTCAGGCCCCATTGCCTGACTCCACCTAAAGTATACGGTAGAACTGCTGAAAGCAAAATGGTCAGGCGGAAATTTCTTTGACCCGCTTGGCGGCCAACCGGCCTTCCTTCAAGGTCCGCTCGACCTCGTCCCGAATCCGCTGGCTCAGCCAGGCGTCCAGCCGTTTCAGGCAGTCGGCGGTCAGCCGAGGTTTCCGGCCGACCCGAGCCCGGCGATCGTTCCGCAGCGCCCGCTCCATCTCCTCCTGAATCTTGGCCGCATTCCAGGTGCTGTACCGCGAGATCAGGTCCGTGCCCAGGCGGGAGGTCAGGCGAGTCACTTCCTCCTTGACCAGCCGCTCCAGCTGTGCCAGCCCCGAGTCTGCCGTCAGCGAGGCCACCCGGCTGAAGGCCTCCTGCTTGAGGTGCGGTCTACTCATGCGCTTCATGGCTTTGCTCCCGGAGTACCGCGTCGACCTCAGCGAGGTCGGCCGCTGGCCACTCCTTCAGGTTCTTGGTTGTACCCATATTCGTCACAAGGAAGCCACCGGCCTTCTCCTCGACCACCAGGCCCAGGCGACCGGCCCGCTCCCACAATCGTACCAGTTTCATGGTTCCTCCTCTTGGAGAAAAGGACTGGGGAGGCCTTCCTCCCCAGTCGCCACCGTTCATCGCTTCACTTGACCTCCTTTCCCTCCGCCTTCCGGCGGAGCTCATGAAATCAGAAGGCCCGGTGCACCGCGTTGACCCGCAAGCGCCGCCTGCCAGGTTCAGATACCGCTTGTTCACGTCGGTCAACATCATGCTGAGCACCATCGCTCTACCAAAAGCATACGGTAGAATCCACGAAAGCAAAACCGCTGCTGGGAATTATTCGCCCCGGAAGCCCGCGTCCACCTGGCGGTGCTGCCGGAACTCGATCGTGGTGTAGGTCACCCGGCGCTTGCGGTCAAAGGTGGTTGTCACATTCACGAGCACGCCGGAGTACTGGCCCGCGTCCTGCTCGTAGGGAACAAAGAACTCGGCGTACTTCCCGCCGTTGCGGTTGTCGCCCCACTTACCGGCCTTGGTCTTGAAGGTCTTGACGAGCTCGGCGACCGCGTCCCGCAGCCGGTTCACTTCCTGCATTCCGATCGGCCCCTCGATCCACCGGTAGCCCCAGTCGCAGGAGTCCGGATAAATCTGCTCTTGCCGCTTGGCGAACTCCTCAAGCACGACCAGCTGTTCACGTCCAACGATCATCGTTTCACCCTTTCGTTGAGCACCATCGCTCTACCCATAGTATACGGTACAGCTGGCGAAAGCAAAATGCCCCACGATTATTTTTCAACGACCACGGCCCCGCCGTCATGAAACACGTGAACGGTGCCAACGTCGGCCGTGTCGTCCCGACCGCAGTCGAGAACGATCCGGCCGATCCACCGGTGGCCGCCCTTGGAGAGCCGCCGAATATCGGTGTAGACCGTGCCGGTCGTCAGCCGAACCGTATCACCATCCCGAAGTTTGCGTTGCGTTGCCATGACACACCCTTTCGCCTGAGCACCATTGCTCTACCTAAAGCATACGGTAGAACTGGAGAAAGCAAAACAGCTGGTGGAGAATTATTCCCAACGGACCTGGATGACACCACGCCCGGTGCCGATTCCCCAGGCCACGATCGCCACTTCCACCTTCTCCCGCAACACCCGACCGGTCGTCTTGCGGCCGCAGAGCGTGAGGATCGCCTCGATGGTGGCCGTGTCGTGCATCTCGACCGGATGGTAGCCGTAGTGGAGGCCCGTAGTGGTGTAGATGGCGTTCGACAGGCTGCTGAAGTCGCTGCTGTACATGCCGCTGGTTCGGATTCTCGGATTCATCACTCACCCTTTCACCTGAGCACCATTGCTCTACCTAAAGCATACGGTAGAATCCACGAAAGCAAAACCGCTGCTGGGAATTATTCGCCCCGGAAGCCCGCGTCCACCTGGCGGTGCTGCCGGAACTCGATCGTGGTGTAGGTCACCCGGCGCTTGCGGTCAA